CGGAATCTTCCGCAGAGTCCGCAAGGCCTACATCAAGGGCAACCTGAAGGTGTCCTTCGAGATCAGCGGCTCTGATGCTGCAGTCCATACCGAAGGCGGCGACGCCGTTGCTGAAGAGACCCTGGTACTGGGTATCGTTACCCTGGTGCCCGTCAGCATCAAGAAGTGGATCTCTATCAGCGACGAGGTAATGGATATGCGCGGCGAAGGTTTCCTTCGCTACATTTATTCGGAGCTGGCTTACAGGATCGCCAAGAAGGCCGTCGATCAGCTCCTGGCAGACATTGACGCCTGCGGCACTGTATCCACCACGACCTGCCCTGGCATCCCGAAGATCACCGCGACCACCATCACGATGAGCCTGATCGCGTCCGCCATGGGCCAGCTGAGCGACGAGGCAGCTGATCCTGTCGTCATGATGAACCGGGCCTCCTGGTCCAAATTTAAAGCCGTCGAGTACGCCAACAGCTACGGCGTAGACCCGTTCGAGGGTCTGCCGGTCGAGTACAGCAACACTATCAAGTCCTTCGACGCAGCAACCACCGGCGAGACCTGGTGCATCGTGGGCGACCTGGATCATGGCGCGCTGGCCAACCTGCCGAATGGCGAGGAAATTAAGTTTAAGTTTGATGACCTGACTGCCAAGAAGTCCGACCTCATCGAGGTCCTGGGCCGTCTGTATGGCGCAGTGAAGGTCGTCGCACCCGGTGCGTTCGTCAAGATCGTTAAGTAGGGCTCTTAGGGAAAGGAGATCCGCACTATGAAAACCTTGATAGCAGTACCCTGTATGGATCAGACTCCGACGCTTTTCACGCAGAGCCTGGTCCTTTTACGTAAGGTCGGCGATGTGGCCTGCGGCTTCCAGATCGGTTCCCTGGTATATGACGCCAGGAACGGCTTGGGACAGAGGGCGATCGCCGGAGACTTCGATTATGTGCTATGGTTTGACTCCGACATGGTATTCGATCCGGACACCATGGAGCGGATGTACAAGACCATGAAGGACAACGACCTGGACATCCTGACCGGGCTTTATTTCCGCCGTGTGGCACCATATTCGCCGGTCCTGTTTAAGACCCTGCAGTATGGTGAGAACCGGGCGACCTGGTCAGACTTCACCGAGCTGCCGGACAACGGCCTGATCGAGGTGGCCGGGTGCGGCTTCGGCTGCATCATGATGTCCGTAGATGTGCTGATGAGTGTCCAGGCAAAGTTTGGCACCATGTTCCAGCCCATGCAAGGGCTGGGTGAGGACCTCGCATTCTGCTGGCGTGCCAGGGAGTGCGGCTACAAGATCATGTGTGACACCTCTCTCGTGGTAGGCCACGTAGGACAGGCCATCGTGAATGACCTCTACTGGAAGAGCTACAGGAGGGAAAAATGAAGGTTATAGTGCGGATCCCGTTCTATTCCACTGAAACGGGTCTTGTGAAACGAGGTGAGGCAGAGCTCCCGGACGATATTGCAAAAGGCATGATCGTCCAGGGCTTTGCGGAGGAGAAGAAAGATGACGACAAACAACAGAGCAAAACTGCTCAAAAAAGCAAAGGTAGCACTAAGGGTCGTAACAAGCGCGTTTGACAACGAGATCCTCGACTTGCTTGATGCAGGCACGAGGAACCTGGAGACGCGTGGCGTAACAGTCACGCAGACCGTCGACAACACGGAGCTCGTGGATCCACTGGTGCAGCGATGCCTGATCACTTATGTCCGGCTGAACTTCGGCGAGCCTTCGGATTATGACAGACTGAAGGCCAGTTTCGACGAGCAGCTGGGCCAGCTGATGACCACTACCGGCTTCACGAATTGGGGTGAGTAAATGGATCGCAGCAACGTCATCATCCTCCTGAAGGACACCTACACGGTCGACGCGATAGGACAGCGCATACCGACAGTCCACGCAAGACAGATCTACTGCAACATCTCATCCGTGACCGGATCGGAATGGTTTTCCGGCGGACAGAACGGCATCCGTCCGGAGTATAGGGTGACGGTTTTTGCTTACGACTACTGTGGCGAGGAGCGCGTCAATATCGGCGGCTCCATCGACGGCCAAGAAGTCGTAGGCGGCACCGACTACACCATCTATAGGACCTACAAGCGCGACACGGACGAGCTGGAGCTTTACTTGGAGAAGAGGGCAGGGTCATGAGTATCAAGATCGACGACCTGGCCAGCGCGGTCATGAAAGAGCTGGAGAACTATGAGGCCCAGGCGACCGCTGCAACGAAACGGGCCGTCGAGAAGACCGCTGAGGAATGCCGTCAGGATATTTCCAATAACGCGACCGTCTTCAAGGGTTCTAAGTACGCCGGCAGCTGGAGGAAGAAGCTTTCCTACTACTCCGCCAAAGAGAACCGTTACACCATTTACTCTACCAAGTACCAGCTGACACATCTGCTGGAATACGGGCATGAAAAGTGGCTGTGGGGCACCTACTCCGGCTCACGAGTGGACGCAAGGCCTCACATCAGGCCGGCTGAGGAAAGAGCCGAACAACGACTGATCAGCGAGATCAAGAGGACATTATGACACTATCCGAACTTCACACTGTACTCAAAGCCACCGGCCTTCCGGTGGCTTACGCTTACTTCCCCGATGATGAGAGACCGGGCCTGCCGAATATCACGTATGAGGTGGCCTATACTACCAACTTCGGGGCAGACAATAAGGTCTTTTCACCGTTTACGCACGTAGACATCTTCCTGTTCCAGAGGGAAAAAGGCAGCGCAGAATCCAGTCTCGAAGCCGTTTTAGAAGCGAACATGCTCTTCTGGGACAAGACGGAAACGTATCTCAACGATGAGAAGGTCTACCAATCCATTTATGAGGTGACTATAAATGCCAGCTAACCCTTCAAAAGTTAAATACGGCTTGCACAACGTGTACTATGCCACGAAGTCCAGCAGCACTTCCACTCCGTACAATACCCCCGTGGCGATCCCCGGCGCGGTCTCCATCAGCATGGAGCCGCAGGGCGAGCTTACCAAATTTTACGCGGACAACGGCGTATATTGGCAGGCATCCAGCAACCAGGGCTACGAGGGTGATCTGGAGATGGCTAAGTTCCCTGCGACCTTCCTGCAGGCCATCTTCGGCGAGAGTGCCGGAACGAACGGCGTAGTGGCTGAATACGACAACGTGCAGCCGGTCGAGTTTGCTCTGCTGTTCGAGTTCAGCGGCGACGCCGATCACACTCGCTATGCGTTCTATAACTGCATCGCCACCAGGCCCACGATCGCATCCAACACCACCAATGAGTCCATCGAGCCCGTAACCGAGACGATGACCATCAGTGCAGTGCCTGGCAGCGATCACATCGTCAAGGGCTACGTTGAGCAGACCGGTACGGCCTATACCAACTGGTTCTCCAGCGTGACCAAGCCGACCAGCAACGGCTGATCCATCTAAGGGGGAAAGAAGATGGAAAGAACAATCAATATGGGCGACAGGGATGTCCGTGTCGAAATGAGTGCGGACACCCTGCGCGTCTATCGCAAGACCTTCGGTCGGGATCTCATGGTCGATATGGTATCGCTGCGCGACAATATGGACCTGGAGATCGTCGAAAACTTGTTCTATGTCTGCGCGAAGGCAGCTGATCCGGACATCCCGGACATCGACGAATGGCTCGCGCAGTTCTCTACCTTCGCTATCTATCACTCCGCCGGCGATCTGGTCGAGATGTGGATAGAAGAAAGCAAAACAACCACCACGCGCAAAAAAAAAGCAGACCAATAGACCGCGAGAATAACGCGACCATATTTCTGCTGCGGTGTGTACAGCTGGGTCTGTCCGTTTCGGATCTTAAGTTACTGAGCATCGGCATGGTGCTGGACCTTATGAACGAAGCGGACAATGACCACCTGAATTACAGACAGCTGGCTACACAGGCCGATTTCGACGCATTCAAAGGTAAGTAAAATGGCAGACAAGATCAAAGGGATCACCGTCCAGATCGGGGGCGACACCGCACCGCTCTCGAAGGCACTCAGATCCGTAGACAAAGAAATACGAGGGACGCAGGCCAACCTTAAGGAAGTGAATAAACTCCTAAAGCTGGATCCGTCCAACACAAACCTGCTGAAAGAGAAGCAGAAGCTCCTGGGCGACCAGATCAAGAAGACTGCGGACAAGCTGGACGCGCTGAAAAAGGCCCAGGAAGAGGCGAAGCAGATGCTCGCCTCCGGCGAGATCGGTCAGAAGGAATATGACGAACTTTCCAAGCAGATCGACAAGTGCGAGGGACAGCTGAAGGAGCTGGAAAAGCAGCAAGCCGATACTACCAAGAAGATGAAGCCCAACATCGAAAAGATCAGTAAGGGCTTTGAGACGGTAGGACAAAAGATTGAGGATGCCGGCAAGAAGCTGGCACCTTTTTCTGCAGCTGCTGCCGCCGGTCTGACTGCGGCTGTTAAAACCACGGCAGACTTCGATTCCGCCATGAGCGAGGTGGCAGCCATCTCCGGAGCGACCGGCGAGGACTTCGACGCGTTGAGAGAAAAAGCCAGGGAGATGGGCGAGAAGACCAAGTTCTCGGCCTCTGAAGCGGCTGAAGGCTTCAAGTACATGGCCATGGCTGGCTGGAAGACCGAGGACATGCTGAACGGCATCGAGGGTATCATGTACCTGGCAGCGGCCTCTGGTGAGGACCTGGGTACGTCTTCCGACATCGTGACCGACGCGCTAACTGCCATGGGCTACTCCGCGAAGGACGCCGGGAGACTGGCTGACGTCATGGCCGCAGCTTCCAGTAATGCGAATACGAATGTCTCGATGATGGGTGAGACATTCAAATACGCCGCGAGCGTGGCAGGATCCTATGGATATTCCATGGAAGATGTTGCGCTGGCCACCGGCTTGATGGCCAACAGCGGAATTAAGGCGTCCCAGGCTGGCACTGCTCTGAGAAGTATCATGTCCAACCTGGCCACTAACAACGGTGCGTCTTCCAAGTCGCTGGGTGCCCTGGACATCCTTACTGAAAGATTAGGCGTGGCCTTCTATGACGCCACCGGCAATATGAGGCCGTTCCGTGACGTAATCAACGACTCAAGGAAGGCCTGGAAGAAACTGACAAAAGAAGAGCAGGCCAACTATGCCAAGAAGATCGCCGGCAAGAACGCGATGACCGGCTGGCTGGCCCTGATGAACGCGGCCGAGGATGATGTCACCAAACTGACCGAAGCCATAGACGAGTCTACCGGCACATCCGAAAAGATGGCCGACACCATGCAGGACAACCTGGCTGGGCAGATCACCATCCTGAAGTCGCAGCTGCAGGAGCTGGCCATCAGTATCGGCGACGCCCTGATGCCCACCATCAGGAAGGTGGTGGAATGGGTGCAGAACCTGGTGGATAAGTTCAACAACCTGGACGAAGGCACCAAGGAAACGATCGCCAAAATAGGAGTGCTGGTGGCTGCGCTGTCTCCTGTGCTGATCATCGGCGGAAAGCTGATCAGTGGACTGGGATCCATTATAGGGATGGTTCCAAAGATAATAAGCTTCCTCTCCGGCATTGGGGGACCTATTGCCCTGGCAACGGCAGCCGTCGCCGGGTTAGTCGCGGTGATCGCCAACTGGAAGACCGCGGAAGATGAGATCTTCGAACGCCGGTCGAAACTGACCGAAGAGCAGGAAGCCCTCAAGAAAAAGGTCGATGAAGAAGCCGAATCCTGGGAGAACGTAAAGAAAGCCAGGGAAGAGGCGTATGCAGACATCAAAACCCAGACGGATAAGGAAAGAGAACTCTGGGACGCCTTAAAGAAGGTCGTGGATGAGCAGGGCAACGTCATCGAGGGCAAAGAAGACGAGGCCAAGTTACTGATAGAACAGCTGAACGGTGCCCTGGGCACTGAGCTGGAATATGTCGACGGTCAGGTGAAGGGATATGAGGAACTGGCCAAGAACATCGATACTGTACTGGCGAAAAAGGAAGCAGAGGCCCTCCTGGCAGCGGACCAGGAAGCCTACACGGAAGCCCGGAATAAAAGAGCCGAAGCTGAAGACGCGGTGGCTGATGCTCAGGCGGAAGTAGCAAAGCAGGAAGAGGCCGTCCGGCAAGCTGAAGCGAGACTTGCGGAAGCCATGGACGAGTCCTCCAAGGCGGCGAGATCTTACGCAGACGACAAGGGCATGACTGCGGAGGCCACCCAGGACTGGAAAGACGCAATCAGTGGCGCAAAGGCCGCTCTGGACGCCGAGAAGAAGCAGCTGGAGGACGTCAAGAAGATCCAGCAGACCGCCGAGAAGACTCTGGACAACTACAATGCCACCATATCGAACCACGGGAAGCTGATGGAAGCCGTCGCCACCGGTTCGGTCGAGGATTTGCGGAAGGCCGAAAAGAACCTGCTGAACGACACGATCACCGCCGAAGCCGGAAACAGGGAATCCTTGCAGCGGCAGTATAAAGACCGCCTCAAGGCATATCAAGATCGCCTGGAGATCCTGGACAAGACCGGCACGGAAGAGGCCAAGAGGAGTGCTAACAACGCCAAGCAGTTAGTCCTTGATACCATCAACGAGATCAACAAGCTGGACCCGAAGCTGGCCAGCGAGATGGCGAAGAATCTGAAGACCATCACTTCCCAGTCCACAGCATGGGGCAACGCCGGAACGAAGAACGCTAAGTCACTGAACAACGGCGTGAGCACCGAGCTTTCCAAGACTCCGGCACTTTTGAAGAGCAAGCTGGATCTGAGCGGAAGCGCGTCGACCTGGGCCAAGGACATGATGAGCTCTTACGCGAGTAGCATCAAGAAGTATTCGTATCTGCCCACCGAGGCAGCCGGAGGCGTGGCTAAGAACATCGAGAAAGTGTTAGGCTTCTCCGAACCCGAAGAAGGCCCTTTGAGCGACTTCCACACTTATGGACCTGATATGATGAAGCTCTTGGCACAGGGCATCAATGAGAGCGCATGGATGGTCATGCAGGCCGCCCAGGGCGTCGCAGGAAACCTCAAGGCATCCCTGGAGAACACAACTTTAACGGCCACGCTGGATCAGAAGTCCATTCCGCTGGGCACCGGTGTGACGTTAAACATTACAAACTTTAACAACTATAGCGACTCGGACATCCGAGAGCTGACCAACGAGATCATGCAGACGGCGGCACAGTTCGCCGCGAGGAAGGGGGCAGTGTTCGCATGAGTTTCACTTTCAGAGGGATCTCATCCACAAGTAAAGGTTTCAATGTGATCAAGAGGACTGTGTACACTGCCCCGGCTTATGACGTCGCATCGTATGATGTCGTGGGCCGCAGCGGAAACATTCTGATCGGGCAGAAAAGATTCAAAAACAAGAAGGTCTCCTATACCGGCTTCCTGAAAACAGATGACTTTGCCGGCGCGACGAAGGCGGCTAAACTGTCTGCCGGGCTGATCGCGCTGAAGGGCTGGCTATTGTACGAGTACGATGCTGGAACGTATCAAACCCTTGCGGATGACTACGATCCCGGTTTCACCAGGTACGCGTATGTCGACGGCGAGACCGCGATCTCAGATGTTTTAGACCGTCCAGAAGGCGCGGAGATCACCGTGACCTTCGACTGCAAACCGTTCATGTATGCGCCCGATGATACCCGGACTGCAACGACTGGGAGCATATCCCTGACGAACCCGTACTATTTTACTTCCCGGCCGGCTATAGAGGCCAAGCTATCTGCGGCAACCGGCACGCTGAAGATCAAGGACGGAAACACTCTGCTGGGGCTGTGGACTTTCCATGGTGCCAGCGGAGACTGGTTTATATGGCTGCCTGATGAGATGGAATGGATCGACGGATCCGGCAACCTGGTCAATCGCAGCGTTTCCACAAACACAAGCGACATCCCGGAGTTCCCTCCCTATCCGAGCCCGATCACCGTGGAGACCACGGGAGTGAGCAACCTTAAGGTGGTGCCTAATTGGAGGACTTTATGATTCCGGTATTATATGACGTCTTGGACAACCTATATACTCCGCCCGGCTCTCCGACCTACTGGAATGTGGATAATGAGACGCTCATGGCGAACCTCACTTCGCATAAGATCGGTGCGTTAGCGGAAACGCTGAGCTGCAAGGTCACGGAGTCGCGAAATGGGCAGTACGAATTAGTGTTGACTTATCCGGCGAACGGCTATCTGGCCAACATCATCGTGACTGCCGACTGCATCATGGCAAAGCCCAATCAGGTGGACGATCCTCAGTTGTTCCGAATCTATAGGATCACGAGGACGCTTAAGGGGATAATGACCATATATGCCAGGCATATCAGTTATGACCTGTGCGGCCTGGTTATCAATATGAGCTCCGGCATCGTTCCGTCTACGAAGACCCCGGCAGGCTGGATGAGGCGGATTTTCCAAAACACGTATTTTTCCGGACAGTCGACGATCACGAGCACGAATGACATTATGGCATTTGGTCTGATGAGCTGCCGCGCTGTTCTGGGCGGCGTCGATGGTTCTATACTGGACACTTTCGGCGGAGAGTATCGCTTCGACAATTTTGTCGTCCACCTGGATGCGTCGAGAGGTTCTGACAAGGGTATCATCCTCGAATATGGAAAGAACATCACTGATCTGACGGATGAAACTTCCTGCGACCAGGCCTACACGGGGATCCGCGCCTGCGCAAGGTACTACAACTCGGCAGGCGAGGAAGTGGTCAAAGTGATCCCGGAGATCACGATCGGAGTCTGGCGCGGCTACAAATGGATCAAGATCCTGGATGTGACTGAGCGGCTCGGCCTGGATTCCGGGGTGGTGCCTACTGACCAGCAGATCGAAGACGCAGCCATGGAGTGGTACTACGATTCTTACGATCCGTACATGACCACGCTCAATGTGTCCGTAATCGAGCCGAGCAAGTACGCGACCTTAGGGCTCTGCGACACCGTACAAGTGCGGCACAGAGGGCTCGCTATTAATGAGTTGCTGAAAGTTGTCACGCTGGAATACGACACGCTGCTGGAGAAGTACACGAAGATCACGCTGGGACAGATCTCGCCAAATCTTGCCGGAACGGTCAATGACCTTGAAACGGCTGTGGCTTCGCTGCGGAAAGATAAACCGATCTTTAGCAGCGGCAACAGGACGGTCGATCTGTCAGATGGCAGGGTCAATGCGATTTACGGTGCGAATGTTTCCACGCTGAGAGGCACCGGCCTGACCTTCAAAGACGGCACGGCCTCGTCAAGGCTGAGAGTGATCAAGCGCACGATGGACAGCGCGGACTCGACAGATATAACGCTGGAACATGGGGCATACCTCGCAATCGTGACGCACACCAACAACAGCACGACCACACAGCAGGGACTCTATCTGATCCAGTGCTATAACACATCGGCGGTCACACCGATCGTGGCTGCTGCTAACAGCACTCTGAGTATAAGCGGAGATACCCTGACGTGGACCACGACTAATACCTACAGGGCTTTACGCCTAATCTTACTTACATGAGGTGCTGCTATGGAGATAGCAATCGCAATCTTAGGATCAGGAGCCTTATCTGCTCTGATCAGTGGGATCTTCGGGCTGATCCAGGCGCGGAGATCTAAACAGGCTGAGATTGAAC